AATGGAAACTTCTCTTCCGTATATATCTTCACCCGTTCCACGAAGTGCCGTAAAGTAAAATTCATGTGTTTTCCGACTCGCATATCGTCCGCAATGTCATAGAGAGTTGCTTGGTCTTTTCCCGTAGACTGTCGCAATCCTCGTCCAATGCTTTGTAAATTTCTAACACGACTTTTGCTTGGGCTTGCAAAGATAATATTATGTAAGTTTCTAATATTAATACCAGTACTAAAAGTACCGTAAGAAGCGACAACGATTGCATCATTTTCTATCTCCATAATCCTTCTGATTTCTTCTCTGTCCGCAGTATCTGTTCCGCCGTGAACAAAGAAAACTTTTCGATTACCAATCTTCTCGGTATTCTTAATAAGATTATAAAGGTTCTTGCCATGTTTATCAACCATTTGATATAATATGAGAGTATTATTACCTAAACTAACCGCTAGATTTTTAATGAATTTGTTTCTAGCTTCACACGCAATTAGGTACTGAATCTCAGATTGATAATCTGCTTTCTTCATTTCATCACAAACATCATCTGGATGTTTCAATATCAAGCATTTAATTTCAAACGAAGAAGCAATCTTCTTATCAATCATCTCCTTAGTGGTGATTACTTTCTCCACTGGTCCAAATAAGCCCTCTAATACTAACTTGTGCGTTTTGGTGCCATCAAGCGTTCCGGTGAGTCCTATTCGATATTTGGTGTTTGTACAAGATGTAAGTATTGAAGTTAATGATTGTGCCTTGAATAAGTGTGCTTCATCACCAATGATATAATCAAACTGTTCAAAGTATTCTGCCGGCATTTTGTATAATGACTGCCATGTGGAAATAGTTACAGGTAAATCTGTGTGTTTATCTTTACCCTGATATATTTTGTGTACATTTTTTTCAGAATCCCAACCATAATCTTCAAAATCTTTAGAAAGTTGTTCAACCAATGATGTTGTTGGAACAATAATAAGGCCTTTGAGTTGTTGATAATCAAATAATTGCCTTACCAGCATATAAATGATTAGAGATTTGCCAGAAGCCGTTGGTGAAATTAACATTGCACGGCGACTTTGCATTGCATGAACGAATGCATTGATTTGGTGGTCATGAACCTCAAAAGGTAGGCCTAAAGTTTCAATAAACTTCTTAGCATGATATAAAGAAAATTCATCTTCTACAAAGTTATGTGAGAAAGCATAATCTCTTTCATTGCAAAATTCTTCAAGGTACCTCAATAGACCAATGTATATTTGTTGAGTTTGTAAATTTAACAATCTTATGCGGCCATCCCAAATTTTATTCCTAAATGCTGGAACAAATTGGTGTCCGGGTACAAAAAAAGTAAAATAATCTGATAGTTCTTGTAAAATGTGTCTTTGAGCCTTAACCTTTAGATAGACTTCATTAACTTTTACAATTTCTATGTGTTCTTTTTCCATTTAACATCCCATGGTCTAGTTTTTTTCATTCTTTCACTTCTTTCTTTACTTTGAGTTAAAGCAATTTTTGAAATTTTTTGTTTAACCTCGTCTGTCATAACAATAGGTGGTTTACCTTTTTTGCTTTCTGTATAACATTTTCTGTTACAATATTTTTTAACATCATACAAGAAAGGTTTTATTCCTTGTCTTGGTATTGTGTTGCCACATTGCTCACAGCATCTCAACTTGGTGTCACAATTTTCAAAATGCCAACGCAACATATTTGGCTCATTTCCTGTAACCTTACAGTGCGGACACTCAATTATAGTTGCATTTCTCTTTAGTGCATCCATAACAAACAAATCCCTTTGTTCTATCATGGATTCTTCATCTAATACAAATTTTTGTTTTTTTAATCCTTCAAATATGTCTTCCATAAAAACTCCTTTATGGAGTATTTATAAGAAATCGTATTTGTCCATCATTGTCCTCCAATGAATCTCTCCCAATCAATATAAGATTTCAATTCCCATGCACGTTGTTTTACTTCACCCATGATAGACTCGACCACAGTTACTACTTCTTCATGGTAAATCTTTTTCTCCAGTAGTTTGATTAAGTCTTGGTCAGATTCCAAGTAGAATGAAATGTCAGACTTGAGTGTGAATCGGAATGGTTCCCATCCTTGTTCATCAAGTTCTTCTTGTGACATTTTGCCTGTATAGTATTCCCATTTGAGTTTACGCATACGCAAGTAATCGAAGTTGGCTTTCTTTGCGGCCATCTTGTGTTTGATTAGAACATCAATGTACTTGCTGTGTAGTTTTGGGATTTTTAGAAGTTCTTTGCCTGGTTCCGTTTGGTCGATATCGGCGTCAGTTTCCCAGGACTTTAAGATTTCATCAAGTTTGTTCATAATATAAAGTTAAAATTAAGCGCTTGTTATATCAAAATACTCATATCTAAATGTTGCGGTTGCTGTTATAATTGTATCCGCTGATTGTTGTGTATCAAATCTTATGTCTGAAAGACTGACTGGATACATTCTGTGGAAGTTAATTCTCACTAATGGATTATTTAGGGCACTCATAATAGTCAATGTTGAATCAGAATAATAACTTGCTTTTATGGTGTTTTGGTTCTGTTCTTGGTTGTATCTAGCTCTATCTTGTAAGTTTGTCGGTGCTGCAATAGCCAACATCCATTTATACAACTCTGACCAAGATTGTATTTCTTCATCTACAAGAAAAGATACATTAAAGTCTCCATAAGATATTTTGTTTCCTGCAATAGGAACATCTGCAAAGGGAGTGTTAAATTCTGAACCACCAACAGACACACCAGGAAGATTTGCTTCTTGGCAAAAATACTGAACCGTTGGCAATCTGTTGAAAGCCAAGATGAACTTTGACGGTTGTAAAAAGTTGGTATTAGAGGGTGTTCTGTTTAATGCTGTCATACCTCTATTTAGGACAACAAAAAACCGCCCGAAGGCGGTTCTTATTTACTTAATCTGTGTTGTAAAAGACACAGGAACATCAACCATTACTGGTTTTTTGAAGAACTTGTTTAGCATTTTTGTTAATGCTTTTTCGAGTAATTCCATAATATAGTGTGACATATTATTTAACTTCAACAGTCAAAGATGCTGGAACATCAACAGAAACTTCAGGTGCTGGTGCAGGAGCTGGTGCTGCTGCAACTGCTGCAGCGATTGCTGCTGTGGTTTCTGGTGTTGGTGCAGTACCTGTAGCTGCTGTTACGACTGCTGCAACTGCTTGTGTTGCGGCTTCGGTCGCTTCAGGAGTTACTGCTGGTGCTGCGGCAACTGCTGCAACAACTGCTGCTGTAACGGCTTCAGGACTTGTAACTGTTTCTGCTGGTGCTGATGCAACCGCTGCAACTGCGGCAGTAACTGCTGCGGCTGCTGTTGGTTCATCAACCGCTGGTGCTGCGGCTTGTGCTGTTGCTACGGCGGTAACAACTGCTGCTGCGGCAGGATCAGCTGCTGCTGGAGATGCGGCAACTACTGCTTCAACTGCTGCTTGTGCAGCTTCTGGTGTTGTTGCTGGTGCTGCAACAACTGCTGCAGCTGCGTCTGCCGCTGGAGTAGGTGCTGTTTCTGGTGCAGGTGCTGGAGCGGCAATTGTTACTGAACCAGTAACTGCTGCACCTAATGCATTTCCAGATGTATCAACTGTTTGTGCTGTGATAGCAAATTCACCTGGTCCAACATTCTCAAATGTTGCAACATAAGGTGCTGCGGTTAAAGTTTGGTCTGGTGCACCAGCCAAAGATACTTTGATACCTGCGGTTTGGGTACCGGCCGGGAATTGTTGTTCTTGAGAAACAACGGTAACGACTACTGTAGACATAATAACTCCTTTATAAAGTGTTGTGGAACTACCCACAGTTATATTTAGGTAGGAACATTATTTCGAAAATATTACAGGCATAAAAAAAAGGGAGCCGAAGCTCCCTTTTAAGTACCACTCTGCGGTGGTTTCTTGATTACATCAAGTTTTTCACGGCAAACAAACGGTAGTAAACGTTAGATTGTGCATCTAGACGACCGTTGCCTGCTGTTAGACCTTCTGCAAATGGGTTTGCAACCATACCGTAACGGGTTTTGAAACCAATTTTTGGTTGGAAGGTGAACTGGTCAACCGCACGAACCATTTGTAGAGGAACGTATGGGCAGTAGAACAAACCAGCGTCATAAGGTGAAGAACCTTTATAACCAACTGTAACCAATTCTTGGTTAGATGTGTAACCACCATAATATGGATCGATGTACACTTTGATACGACCGTGCAACATACCTGCAAAGGTGTTACCAGTATCGTCAACTTGTAGGTCAGCTTGTAGAGATGGTGTGTAAGACAACACGCCAGCCATAGCCATAGCAGAAGCAACGTCTGAAGAAACAATCAGAACGTTACCTTTG